AATGACATGATCTGCATACTCATCTAGTGTGTAAAAATCAAATCCTTCCTTAGCGCACCACTGTCCCATAGTTATCTTAGAACCTTTCCTAACTTTCTTGTTAGGGTCAGACAGTACAAATACTAATTTAGTAGGTGCTATCATATCACGGATAGCAGTATATTTCTGTGTATCCCCTGATCTAAAGAAGCCTTTAGTCTCTATGATGTCACCTGTTTTCTTGTCCACAAAGTCAGGCTTGTACTTCCTATGTGTAACATAAGGTATATCATATGGCTCATATAGGAACCTGCCTTTAGGCATAAGTTGTGCGAACTTCTTCTCAAGTCCAGACCTATATACACTCTTAGAGTATTTCTTGGACTTTAGGCTCATTGACCACCTCCGTTAAGTACCTAGGCCCATAACTGTACGCAAAGGCGCGTAGGTTAGGGTAGCAAGAATGCTTAAAATGACAGTAAGAACAGCCCATAGCCAGCTTCATGTTGCCTGACTTACCGTCTGGGACAGTCTCATAGCATAGCTCCGGTGGTTCTTCCTTCTGCACCATCTCTTTGATATGTATTATACGTTCTTCAATGTCTTTCTTTAGAACAGGGTAGGCTGGTGCTTCTTCATCCTCTAAGTCATACTTCAAGAATGTCAAATGACCGTTGGCCTTATCCATAGCAAGCCAGCCTACCTTAGTCTCACCTTCAGACCTAGCGTATCCTTTGATCTGATCTATGTAACCAAAAGGATCATCAAAAGCTAAAGAACCGTCCTTAAACTTCTTAAAGCCATAGGTACTAGCAGACTTAACGTCAGTCACAACACCGTCTATCTTACAGTCCATACTGCCTTTGATACCTTGTACTTCAGCGTATGCTTGCTCATGTGTAACTGTATGACCAGCTAGACGTACAAACAGAAGCAGCATTTCCTCAATCAAGTGTCCGTACATGAACTTGACTAAGGTGTGAGACTGCATCTTCTCAGTTGGCCCTACGTTATTATAGTGGTTCCATAGGTATCTATCAGTCTTACCTATGTTAGACATACGAAGCTTACGGTTATCAAATCTCTTACCGTTAAGGAACTCCTTACGCATAAGATCTTTACAGGCTTCACCAAACTTATCTATCTCTGCTTCTGCATCTACCTTGCTGTCCAACAGCTTGTTCTGCATTAGCTTATAGATGTCTTTTATCAATGTATCAGTTGTCTTCATTAAAATGCCCATCTAGTATCTCTTTAGCTACGTTAGCACCTACTACAAACCATTCGTTCTTACTGGCATGAGTTTCCCGTAACAGTTTATGTGCTTCTTTCTCAGCCTCCCGTCTATCAGGTACATCATAGGATGCTACTAATATGTAGTCCCTGTAGGGTGTGCCTGTTTGGAAGTTTTTTAGTCTGTCTCTTGCATCTACTGCCATTCCTATCTTACACCAGCTAGGGTAAGCAGGACTGTACAGAATGTACACCTGACCTTCAACTACGCCTTTGTAGTTTCCAAGAGATTCAAAAGCTGCGTGTTCAAAGGACTTGTACCTTCCAGGCTTATGTAACGGGTGTGTTTTAGGTATGTGTTTACCTCCAACAAACATTCTTTGATAATACTGCTTATCTTTACAAGGCCTGCAAATAAGCTCATATTTATTTACTCTGGATAAGCTCCAATTTTTCTCAGCTATAAGCTCTACAGAACATTTTGAGCAGTACTTAGTGTGTGTCTGCCCAGCTTGCTCCAACCTTGTACTCTCCTGTGAGTGGGCAGTTGAGGCTGTAAAAAGCTCCTGCTGATTCCAAACACTCGACTGCAAGTCTTCCGTATCTGTCTTCCTGTCCTGATCTAACTTCTGCTTGGACTTCATCATGTATGTTCCCTACAAAGTAATAGTCTAACCCTGCTATTGTAGCACGTTCATGCAACAAACACAGGGCTTTCTTCATAACAATAGCACCAGCACTTTGTAATAAAGTGTTCAGTGCAGCATGTGCTGATCTAATGTGTAACTGCCTACCGTCTAGTCCTTTGATAACTCCATCTGCTGCTTCTCTAGCAATGCTGTCTCTAAGAGTTGCAAATGCTGGGAGATTAGACATGAATCTTTCTTTAAGCTCTCCACCAAGTTTTGAGCCTCCTCCAGCCACGCTTCCAAGTTTTGCATCTCCCGCACCGTATAGGAGGGCATATATGAAAGTCTTTGCCTGATCTCTTGATTCAAGCCCTGCAAGTCCTTGGTTTGCTGTGTGTATATCTCCGTTAAGGATTTCATTAGTATACTCCTGATCGTTCATGTAATGAGCCAGCATTCTTAGCTCTAGTCCACTGGCATCAAAGCCTACTAGCTTGTAGCCGTCTCTAGCAATAAAACATTTCCTACAGTCTTCACCGTATGGCGAGTAACTTGCTGGTACTTGAGCTAGGTTAGGACTACTGTGTGTCATACGATTAGTTACAGCACCCAGTGTATTAACGTAACCTTGTACCCTGTCAGTATCATCATTAGCAGCTTCTAGCCATGACTGTACCTGTGCAATCCTTTTCTGAATCATAAGGTATTCAGCTATCAGTTGTGCTTCCGGTATGTCTTTAACCTGAGACAATGTTGCTTCATCTACTATTGGCTGTTTATTAGGTGTCTTCTTTGTAGGCTTCCATCCAAAGTCCTTTAGGTACTCACCTATCTGTCTTCTGGAGCCTAAGTTAAAAGGCTTTAACATTCTACGCATGAAAGGCTTGGGGCTACTTACTGTAAGTAACTGCTCGTACTCATCGTCAGTTAAACCTACTTTAGATAAGCTGCCGTCCTTCTTAAACCTAGGTGTAACAGTCTTAACGTCTACCCACTTAGGCTTAAACTTCTGATGTACTTTGTACTCCAGTTTCAGTTTAACTTCCTTTAAGGTAGCCAGTAACTCCATAGCGTGCCTAAGATCTATCAGCCAGCCATTGTCTATCTGCTTACTGATAATAGACTGAACTTGGTACTCTAACTCCAGTGCCTGCCTGCTTATCTTCTTAACCGTAAGCTGACTTAAACATCTATCGTATACTTTAGCTGTGACTTTCACATCCTTTATACAATAAGCTACCATCTCAGGTGTCAAGCATGACCAGTCATTGTAGTCACCTTTAGGGAAGTTAAGGTACTCACCCCAGTTAGCTAGACTATGACCACCTTCGCGGTTAGGTTCAAGAAAGCGAGACATAGTTAAGGTATCTTCAATCCTGGAACTATCCACAGAGACGTTCCAAAGCTTCCACAGTACAGGTACATCAAAGCCTATCAAGTTATGACCTACTACCTTAAAGTCTCCTGCTATGGTAGTTGTGAGAGTCTCAGGCGTATAATGCTCCTGCACTACTCCATCCTGCATAGTTATTGCTACCCAGATTGTGTCTGGATCTAAACCATTAGTCTCTATGTCTAAAAACATTGGTGAACTAGAGGGCATTGTCTACCTCCTTTGGTTTAGCTGTTTCAGTCATTCTACCAGTAAAGTTATTATACTTCAGGTAACAACATGCACCAGTTAAACCAGCATAACGATTCTTAAGTATCCTCACTGTAGTAGTGTTTCTACGTTCCTCGTTGTCCTCCTGCTGATCTCTTTCTAAACCTATCACCATGTCCGATAGCTGTGCTATAGCCTGTGAGCCTCTAAGCTCACTTAGACTGATCTGCCCACCGTCCTCATGTGACCTACCTTGTGACCTCTTTAGGTGTGACACAAGGAATAAACCTATGCCTAGCTCCTGTACCAGTGACCTTAGCTTAGTCATAATGGCATCAATTGCTTTGCGTTCGTCTTGGTTCTCTTGTGCTGAGACTACAATAGACAGGTGGTCTAGGATAATCCACTTACAGTCTAATGCCTTTGCCATGTATCTGACTCTGGCTAGTAGGTTATCCTCACTTGTACTGCCCCAGTGGTCAAACAGGAAGTATCGACCTGTGCCTAGTGTAGCCTCCCAGTATGGCCTAGCTACATCTTGATCTAAGTCTTCCTCAAGGTGCAAAGGACAGTCTGCTTCTACTGACATGATACCTAGAGCAGTCCTAGCTATGTCTTCCTCTAACGCTAGTATGCCAATGTTATCTTCAGTGGCTCTCAGCATGTAGTGCTCAAGCTCACGCACTATCTGAGACTTGCCCATGCCTGAGCCACTGGTGATTGTCACTAGCTCATAAGGTCTAAAGCCTTTGGTGTAGGTATTCAAACCAGACCACGGATAAGGTGTAGATTTAACCTTTATCTTGTTGGTCAAGGCATCCCATGTATCACTACCTGAGACTATACCGTCAGGTTGATAGCCTTTAGCATTCCACCACGCTGCTACAAAGTCTTTGATTCTACCTGCTACCAGCATATCACTGGCATCTTTTGTAGGTAGCTTACAGATCTTTAGCTTGCTTGGTGAGAACAGGTCTTTGATTTCATCGACTGCTTGCTGTCCTGCTTTATCATCATCAAAGCACACTACAACATGGTCGTAACCTTCCAGGAATTCTAGCTGTTCCTTGACTTCCTTGGCTGCTGCTGATGCTCCGTTACGCAGAGACACTACATCCCACTTGCAGTCAAACATTTCAGCCACGCTAAGTGCGTCTAATTCACCCTCAGTTATGGTAATGAACTTGCCTTTACCCCTACAGGTATTTTGACCAAACAAGCCTACACCTTCGTTCATGGCGCCGGTAGCAAAAAAGTCCTTGCTTTTGACTACTCTAATCTTACTTGCTTTGATTTCATTTGAGCCGGTAGCATAGTATGGGTATATATGCTTGGCTATCTTGCCTTCTGTATCGAACTCCACGGTGACGTTGTATTTCTTACAAGTCTCGTGGCTGATACGTCTATCTGGGATTGCTGCTACTACTCCCGTCATTTCTAATGGCCTCCTTAGTGGGGTGGGTGCGCTTGGTTGCGCTACATCGCCATTGCTGTGTTCGTACAATCCGCATTTGAAGCAATAGCCGCTACCTGACGAGTAGCGACTAAAGGCATCAGAACTGCCACACCCAGACTGATCTGGGCATGGCTCATGCTTTACAAAAGGATCGTCTTTCTCCTTATAGTTCTGCATCAATGGAAGGTCGTGGATTGTCGGCATCATATGGTGGCTGTGCTGATATAACACGCACACCGTTGAAGTACAGTGAGGAGCCATAGACTGCGTTAGGTTTGCCTAGAGCATAGCTAACACGAACTACAGAACCTTTACCTAACTCAGTCTCAGGTAATGGATCTTCCGCATCCTTGATTATCTCGCCGTCACTGTCCTTCATAATGAAGTTAGCGTAGCCAGAAGCCAGCTTGCGGATATTACCTTCCTTAATGTTTACACCTTTGGCCTTGAGAGCCTCTGCGTCTTCATCTGAAAGGACTAAGTTAATTACATACTTACCAGTATCCTGACCTTGGTATACGTCAGTGGTAGTTAGTTTAGAGTCATAGGCTAATGCGCCTTCTAGTATTGCCATCGTTTCTTACCTCGATTGTGGTCTTAAGTTTGCTAAAGTCTGCTAAGTAATTACATAATGATTATTATTAGTATCACTCAGCGAACTTTAGCTATTGTACAGGGTTTTACAGACCTTGTGTTAATTTTATTGTAACAAAGTGTTACGCTTCTGCATCTCCTTAACTTTTTCAAGTAGTTCGTTAACGTCATCTTCTGTCGCTATGTTCTTAAACCTAGCCGCATTAGATTCCAGTAAGCACCTAGAGCATAAGTCTAGGTAGCTGTTGGTTGCTTTGTCCTTTGGCTGGGCTTCTGACAGTAGATCATTACAAGCTCTACAGACAGCCATTAGTGGTAGTCTCGTTTGAATAGCTGGTTGTATAGCTTTTCTATTTCTGTGTCGCTACGAGCTTCTATCTGCCTTGTAAGCTCTAGGTTTGCCCATCCCATGACATCCATAATGCTTGCTGTGTTTAGCTCGTACTCTACTAGCATTGTTTTGTAGTGCTCAATAACGTCTATTTCATTATCGTCTGTAGCGTCAACGTCCATTCCTAGTTCACTCATAGTCCTTCTTCTCCATCGTGTATGTCCATGACCAGTTCCACTTCATAGTCCATAGGTGGTCTGATTGCTCCTTCTACAAGCTGCAAGGCTTCCTCGCTATCCATTGCGTCCACGTAAAAACGCAACTCTACTAGGTGTTCACGTGGTCTAGGTTCATGTTCCCATGGGTTATCTACTACTTCATCGTTTCTATCTAGCATTTCCGGTGCTCCTATTGCTTGTGCAATTTCATTAAATAAACTCATTGTGTAAGCTCCTGTTTAACTGGTTAATGATAGTAACAAAGCTAAAGTGAAGGCACAACCAGTTAATGCAATGCCTAGCTCTGAAAGCCTATTGTTTAATTCTGATGTGTATTTCTTCTGCTCTTCCCACTGCTGGGCGTAGTCCTTCTTAATCATAAATAATTCCTTCTTCTTTTGTGTTGGTGAAGCCATAGAGTAACACGCCTTTACAAAGTCTGTCGAGTGCTGTAGCTCTAAGCGGATCAGTTCCCGCAGCAGCTTTCTTCTTCCTACCCCACTCTATTAAGGATTGGTTCAGCGTTACTCTGCTGCCGTCCTCTAGATCCATTCTAATGCACCATAGATCTATGCTAGGGTACAAGGTAGCTTCAAAACTACCTGCTGCGCTTGTTTGAATTACTCTCATTTTGTTAGTCTTTTATTGTTGCTGTACATAATGCCCGCCAGCATTGCATAAATAAAATCATAAGTTTCACGCTTAGAGCCTATTTTTGAAACGTCGTGCTCTCCGCCCTCCTCATTAGCTATTCTGCAAAGCCTACAACCACCATTGGAGTAGTTGACATAAAACGTGCCTACATTGGCTTTATATTTACCTCCTACCTTGTAGGGCTTGTAGGTGTCCCGTAGTTCGCTTAGCTCATAGTTTAATTGGCTTACTGCGCCCGTAAGTGATTTTGCTGTAATTCTTCTCATTGCTTTAGTCCTCGTTGTGATTGTCTACAATTTCTTGGATGTTAACTAACCCATGCCACAAAGCCAGTATCAAGCCAGTGTCGCCTTTGAATTCTCCGTGAGTCAGTATATCGCCCAGCAAACCACCCTCAAGAATGCCTTCTGCTGCTTGCTCATAGGTCATACAGTCAAGCAAAGCGACCACATCACTGTATCGGATCTTGCCATCGTCGCCTGTGATACTATCTAAAACTCCATAATCATCACCCATCCACAAAGCAGCCTGCCATGTTTCAAAGTTTGTCCAGCCGTTGTATGTTTGATTTTCCATTGTTTTACTCTCGTTTTAGTTACTGTTTATAAATAATTCCACTAATGCCTGCTGATGTCAACAGGCATTTATAGATTACTTATAGAACCTCGCTCTATGATGTAACTCTTGGGCGCAATACAGCAGCTCATCGGCATACTGTCCACACTTGGGGTTAGAAGGGTTGCTGCTCATAGCGGCATTGCAATCTGCTATTATGCACCGCAAAGAGGCGTTGCTTTTTCTTTTCACGCTCTCCATGTAGTAGGTGTGCCATTTGCCTGTGCCGTCATTGTATGCTGCGTATTCCATTATTATATTCTCCTAGGTTTTACTTCGATTATATCTAAAACTCTTTTTCTACTGCCCGTAGATGCTGCCCAGTCCTGCAATACACCCTCTTTAACCGCGCTAATATGTCCGCGAGTATGTATTAAGAACGTTCCGCGCTTGGGTAGTACTCTAGCTGCCGTTGCAAGTGTTTTAGGATACCTGCCGCTATATTCTGCTTTAGCATAGCCAAGCTTTTCTAGCGCGTTGTATGTCCACAATGGCGGCGTACCTTTGCCATCCTTGCGACCTTCTTTAAATAAGTAGCTTCGCGCTTTGCCGTAGCTTACATCTGCCGCTATTGCTACTGCTATTACAGCGCAATAATTATTTTCTTTTGGGTAGTGCTTGCGAGCTACTAAGCTTAATGCTTCGTATGTTCTCATGTTTTAACCTCATGTTGACTTAATTCTAAACACTCTCAAATGCTTAGAAGTAAGCCAAGCCGTAGACTTTGGCAACTTACACCGACTCCTAAGAACCCTCTCGTTGCACTAGTCAAGCCTACGGCTTAGGCTTTAAAGTCTCTCGTTAGTATCTTAGTCCGCCGCGCTGTGTCCTAGGCCACCATGTTGCGCTTTGTTTTCAGGCTATCCGAAAGAGTCAGAGTATCCGCTTGCACTTGGCTTGATCCTTATCACGACCCTAGGATCGTAAATCAAGCTAGGTATTGCTCCCGTGGGCATTCCCTCTGACTTGCTAACCACGATACCAACCACCCAAGAGAATGCAAGAATTATTCTAATTATGTTGCAATTAATTTAGTATTTCGTTGTAGATCAATAGCTTAGGCATTGAATTAGTTTGACTGCTTGTGGTTCAAGTATGGTAGTTTGCACGGTTGGCTTGTGGTTGCTTGTGGTTGCTTGTGGTTGCTTGTGGTTGCCTAAGGCTACTATGCAGACTCACGCATCTCACGCATTCCTATGCCCAGCCCTAGGCGTACTGTTGTAGCGTGTGCGTGCGTGTGTGCGCTTGCGCGTGCGTGTGCATGCGGGTGGGTGCGTTAGGCGCGGGCGGGGGCGGGAGCGTGCGCGAGCATTTAGTTGTAGTTGGCGCTTCAGCATACTAGAGTAGAATTTAGAAAAAAGGCTAGTAATTAGAGATAAGTTAGTACTTACTAACCTTATGCAAGCAGTTGAATACAAAAGAAAATACAGTATTTAGTAATTACATATAAAATAACAAAGAAAGTACTTGACTTTTGTTAAAAAGTATGCTATAATAAGAAGGTATTCTTAGATACATTAAGGTAAATACAATGGATAATCTAAATGATCCTCCTAAGAGGAAACGAGGCAGACCTAAGAAGTCTGAAGTAGTCTCAAGTACTAAAGGTAACAGGAAAAACATTGGCAGACCTAAAGGTGATGCTAGTATTATCAATGAGTATAAAGCTAGAATGCTTGCTTCCCCTAAGTCTCGTAGGGTATTAGAGACTATCTTTGATGCTGCCTTAGACAATGACCATAAGAATCAAGCTGCTGCATGGAAGTTAGTTATGGATCGTACACTACCATTAAGCTACTTTGAGAAAGATGCAGCCAGTGGTAGATCTTCAGTTAACATTACTATATCTGGATTAGGTAGTAGTGTAGAAACAAATGTTAGTGATAATGACATTGAAGGGGAGATTGTAGAACAAGATGTATAAATACTTCAGTAGAGATGAGTTTGCTTGTCAAGTGACAGGTGAGAATGAAATAGAAGATGAGCTTATACTAGCCTTAGATGAGCTAAGAGAAGCCTGTGGTTTTCCTTTTGTAATCACCAGTGGCTATAGATCCCCACAGCACCCCATAGAATTAGGTAAAATAAAACCAGGAACTCATGCTCAAGGCATAGCAGCGGACATAGCTGTATCATCAGGTATACAAAGGCACACTATAGTTAAGAAGGCTATAGAGCTAGGCTTTAGTGGTATTGGTGTAGCTAATGGATTTGTGCATGTAGACGTTAGACCTACGGACGTACCAGTGATGTGGACTTATGGGTAACAAAGAATACAAAGAAACATTAGCCAAGCAGGAAGATCTTAACTGGGATGGTAATACTGAAACACAGGATTCTACTACTGAGTACACAATAGTTGTGGATGAGGATAGGATGGAACAGTTAAGAAAGTTAATAAATGACAAGTCTTAACATTGAACTCCTAGACTGGCAGAAGCAAGCATGGGTAGACCATACTAGATTTTTAGTAATAGCTGCTGGTAGACGTACAGGTAAGACTAGACTAGCTGCATGGAAACTTATTGTAAAAGCCTTAGAGTCCACTAAAGGTAATGTATTTTATGTAGCCCCTACACAGGGTCAAGCTAGAGACATTATGTGGCAAACACTCCTAGAGTTAGCTCAGGAAGTGATAGTAAGTGCTCACATTAACAACTTGCAGATTAAACTAATCAATGGCTCTACAATATCATTGAAAGGTGCAGACAGACCGGAGACTATGCGTGGTGTATCTCTGTACTACCTAGTGATGGATGAGTACGCAGACATGAAGCCAGAGGTCTTTGAGCAGATCCTTAGACCTGCCCTAGCTGACCAAAAGGGTGGTGCATTGTTTATTGGTACACCTATGGGGCGTAATCACTTCTATGAGTTGTATAAATACGCAGAGCTAGGGGACGATGAGTCCTATGTAGCTTATCACTTTACAAGCTATGACAATGAACTACTGGACTCTGAGGAAATAGACCTAGCTAAGAAGTCAATGTCATCCTACGCATTCCGACAGGAGTTTATGGCATCCTTTGAAGCCAGAGGCTCAGAGATGTTTAAGGAGGAGTGGGTTAAGTTTGGTGAGACTCCGGAAGTAGGAGACTACTACATAGCTATTGACTTAGCTGGCTTTGAGCAAGTAAACAAGAAAAGATCTAAGAACAGTAGGCTTGATGAATCATCCATAGCCATAGCTAAAGTAAATGAAGAAGGCTGGCACATAGAGAACATCATCTATGGTAGGTGGGACTTAGCCGATACAGCCAGGAAGATATTTGAAGCAGTAAGAGACTATAGACCTATTAGTGTAGGTATTGAACGTGGTATATCTCAACAAGCTGTAATGTCACCTTTGACTGACCTAATGAAGCAGAATGGTAGATTCTTTGTTGTAGAGCAGCTTACACATGGTAACAGGAAGAAGACCGATAGGATTATGTGGGCCTTACAGGGTAGATTTGAGAATGGTCAGATTACACTGGGTAAAGGTGAGTGGAACACTAGGTTCATGGATCAACTATTTCAATTCCCAGACCCATTGACACATGATGACCTTGTGGACTCAGTGGCGTACATAGATCAATTGGCTAAAGTAGCTTACACATATGACTTTGAGATCAATGATCTTGAGGTATTAGACACAGTAACAGGATATTAACATGGCTAAACAAGGTTTATACAGTAACATTCATGCTAAACGTAAACGTATTGCAGCGGGTTCCGGTGAAAAGATGCGTAAAGCCGGTAGTAAAGGTGCTCCTACAGCAAGAGCATTCAAAAAAGCAGCCAAAACAGGTAAAAAATAATGGACTACGGTGATAATGACGTACTGTCAACTGATGAGCACCTAGAAAACTGGGTAATGGCTAAGTGTGATTCTTGGCGTGACCACTATGAGTCTAATTACTCAGAGAAGTTTGAAGAATTCTACCGTCTATGGCGTGGAATCTGGGCTTCAGAGGACTCTATGCGTAAAAGTGAACGCTCTAGGATCATTAGCCCTGCTACACAGCAAGCTGTAGAGTCCAGTGTAGCTGAAATAGAGGAAGCTACCTTTGGTCGTGGTAAGTACTTTGATATTACTGACGATATGGCAGACCCAGAGAACCAAGATATTGTATATCTACGTCAAAAGCTGCATGAAGACTTTGAAAAGGTAGGTTTACGCAAGAGTGTTGGTGAATGTCTTATCAACAGTGCAGTATTTGGTACAGGTATTGGTGAAATAATACTTGAGGACGTAAAAGAGATGGCTCCAGCCACTCAGCCTGTTATGGGTGGAGAATTACAAGCTGTAGGTGTAAACATTACTGACCGTACAGTCACTAAACTACGCCCTGTAATGCCTCAGAACTTCCTTATAGACCCTGTAGCTACCTCCATTGAGGATGCCCTAGGTGTAGCTGTAGATGAGTTTGTACCCCGTCACCAAGTCCAGCAATTGCAGGAACAAGGTGTATACAGAGATATTTATGTAGGTCAAGCAGCCAGTGACTACGATTTAGAGCCAGATCAAGACCTTACATCCTTTGATGAAGACAAGGTTAGACTGACTAAGTACTACGGTTTAGTGCCACGCTACTTGCTAAAGATAGGTGAGCAGGAAGCAATGCTTGGTGAAGACGAAGATATTGCTGATATTGAACTAGAAGGTGATGATGGAGAAGATAATGAAGACGAGTACTTTGTGGAAGCTATCGTTGTTGTCGCTAATGGAAGCATTCTACTAAAAGCTGAAGAAAACCCATACATGATGCAGGACAGACCTATTGTTGCATTCCCATGGGATGTAGTACCTAGTAAGTTCTGGGGTCGTGGTGTATGTGAGAAAGGTTACAATAGCCAGAAAGCACTTGATACTGAGCTTAGAGCACGCATTGACGCACTGGCACTAACAGTACACCCTATGATGGGTATGGACGCTACACGGCTCCCTAGAGGCTCTAGACCGGAAGTTAGACCAGGAAAGATACTACTAACCAATGGTGACCCTAGAACTGCCTTGTTCCCATTTAACTTTGGTCAAGTAAATCAGATTACCTTTGCACAGGCAGCAGAGCTACAGAAGATGGTACAGACTGCTACAGGTGCTATAGACTCCGCTGGTATTGCAGGTAGTATCAATGGTGACTCTACTGCCGCTGGCATTAGTATGTCTCTAGGTGCAATCATTAAGCGTCACAAGCGCACATTGATTAACTTCCAGCAGTCCTTCTTGATTCCATTTGTACAGAAGGCTGCGTATAGATACATGCAGTTTGATCCAGAGAACTATCCTGTAAAGGACTACAAGTTTAACACTACATCTACTTTAGGTATTATTGCCCGTGAGTATGAAGTAACACAACTTGTACAGCTACTACAGACTATGCCTCAAGAGTCTCCAGTGTACAACACATTGTTGCAATCTATTATTGACAACATGAACCTATCCAACCGTGAAGAACTGATTGCTAAGATGCAACAAGCAGAGCAAGCCTCACAGCCTACTCCAGAGCAACAGCAAGCACAGCAAGCAGTACAACAGGCACAGATGGCCTTCCAGCAGTCACAGACAGATGCTTTGTCAGGACAAGCACAAGAGTCACAGTCAAGAGCACAGAAGATTGCTATAGAGGCACAGCTACTGCCACAGGAGCTTGAGATAGACAAGATTAAGGCTGTCACAGCTAACCTAAAGGCAGGGGATCAGGACGATAAAGAGTTTGAGCGTAGAATGAAGATTGCTCAGACTATGTTGAAGGAGAAGGAGATTGACCTAAAGACTCCTACACAACGGCCTGCACCACAAACTACACCACAACCTGCACAACAGCCTACACCACAGGCTACTATGCAACTACAAGGAGTACCTACTAATGGTAGTAACTAGAACAGAATTAACTGAAGTAGTAGACCAAGTTAATGCTAAGTTTGCACAACTAGAAAATAAAATTAAGGAGCTAGAAAAACTCCTTGAAACACCTGTAGCCAAAAAGACAGTTAGCAAGAAGGCAGCGTAATGGTTGCCCCACGCAAAGGTAAAGCTAAAGTAAAAGTTACTTCAAGTGGAAAAAAAGTAAGTTATGGGCAAGCAGGCCCAGCTAAAGGAGGTGGTCGTAGAGTAAAGCCAGGAACTAGCAAAGGTGACAGTTACTGTGCTCGTAGTTTAGGTATTAAGAAACGTCTGCCTAAAGCAAAGCAGAATGACCCTAATACACCAAACAACTTATCAAGAAAGCGTTGGAAGTGTTCCGGTGCTAAGTCAAGGAGA